CGTCGTCGAAGATGGACAAGCCATGGTGGCGCTCGATCTGCCCTACGACAACGCCGTGGTGCAGATCCGGAAGTTCCTCACGCCGGACTCACTGCTGCAGCAGCACCCGAAGTCTCAGAGCATCGAACTTCTGGTGTTCCGGCAGGGCACGCTGTACCTATCGCGCGTGTTCCACGGCTGTTACATGCGTGGGCGCGATGTCTGCTACTACAAGCCGTCCGAACTCAAGTCGGGCGACCTGTGGCGAGCACGCATGACGCAGCCGCCGCACGCCTGGTACAAGCTCTACGGTGGCAAGCTCACCGGGATCCTGACCCAGTCGTTCTGCCGGGAGCTGTTCTTCGACTCGCTTCGGCGTGTCGACCGCTGGCTCGAGAACGCAACGAACGTCAAGCTCATCGGTCAGTTCCACGATGAGATCGTTCTCGAGTGGACACCACCAGCTTCAGCGCTCGGCTGGGATCTGAAGACGACAGTCGACACATTCGCCGATCTCATGGGTCAGACCATGTGGACCGACTTCCCGCTGGTAGCGGATGTGAAGTACGCCCATCGCTACATCAAGTAAAGCGCCTCGGCCGCACCCGCTCACAACGGGTGCGGCCGGGTGCCTCACCGAGAGAAGGACATCATGTCTGAACGGCTTATCAAGATCCCCGTGAGCGGACCTCTCGTCGAGGTCTTCGTCGAGGACTTCGGATACCCGGCGCTGAACACGGTCCTGTTCGACAAGGATACGCTCATCGAACCGGTCAGGCCCAAGGGCTTCGATCTGTTCTCGACACCCGACACCAAGGTGATCTTCGTCGTCGACGAAGAGGGTCTGCTCAAGGAACTCCCGCTCAACACGCGGGCGTCCCTGCTGTATGGTTCGCACGTCCACCAGCAGCCCATCGTCGGCGACGCCTACGTGCTGTTCGAGACCTTCGACCCGATGGAGGGTGGTATCTGGACCGGCTTGCCGGAACACATCACCATCCCTGAGGTCGAACAGGCCATCGCCGGTGCACGCTTCGACCCGAGCATGTTCCAGTGAGGTACTCGATCACGGGCATCGACCCGGGTCTCGTGCACACAGGAGTCGTGACGCTCGAGATCCTCACGGAGAAGCACAAGTTCCTCGTGAGGTCGGAAGCTGTCGCGTCAACGTTGCTCGCCGACAAGTCGGTGGACGTCGAACGCACGGCACTCCTCGTGGCTGCGCTGACCAACGTCTACAGCACCCACATCTTCATCGAGAAGTACCAGCCTCGTTCCCACTTCGGCACGGATGCGAAGATGATGGAGCTGGTACGAGCGATTCACATGAAGTGCCGTGACTCGCAAGTCATCAGCAACACGGGCAGCAAGCAGGTCATCAAGCCTGCGCTGCTCGAGCTGCTGCACCTCAAGAAGTTCCCCGCGACACATCACCAGGATCTGCAGGCCGCGGCTCGCATCCTGCTGTACGGCGCGCTCAAAGATGAGGAACTCAACCGAGTCCTCTTCACCATCATTCACGACAACGTGACCGGTAATCCATGGGAGTTCCAGTGACAGAACGAGAAGGTCTGCTCTGCGATGTCTGCGACACGGTCAAGCCGGCCGAGCAGGTTCGCAGCTACGACGGTCGGAGCCTCATGTGCGACGACTGTGTCAAGAAGCACGGACACCCTGGCGGCGAGGACCCCGAGCTCATCACCGCCCGTCGTGCCGTCTACGGCAACCCGGAGGAAACTTTCTCACGGGTAGCTGAGGTGTGGTCCGGAATCTGCGGCCACACCATCAACGCTGTCGACGTGCCGCTGATGATGGCGGGGTACAAGCTCGTGCGGACCCAGGTCTGCCCGGACTACTCCGACAACAGCGACGACATCGACGGCTACATGGACATCTTCAAGCTGCTCGTCGGCGAGGACATGGTCCAGGCCCGCAGCGTGGAGGAGTACCTGCGGATCAAGTCGGGTATCCACGTACCCGACGAGACCGGCCGGATCAACGCCTGGCCGGAGTCTGACACCCGGCCGTGCGTCAGCTCCGGCATGCACATCAACCGCCAGCGGCACCCGCTGACGGAGTGCCCCACCTACAGCTAGGAGGACGCCATGAAGCGTCGACTCATCTACGAGGCAGAAGGCCGAGGAGGGATGTCGCTCATGCAACTGCGAGAGATCCTCGACGACGCCAGGAAGCTCGACATCAGCGCCTGGCGAACTGAGCCGAAGATCACGCTGAACAGGCCTACGGCCGCACAGCGTAGTTCTCGCGCCGGCGTCATCCGCAAGGTGGAGATCGAAGGATGAGCTGGACCGACATCCTCGGTCTACGCGATGGGCTAGCCGCAGCATTCGAGATCGACTGGTTTCCGTACCAGCTCGAAGCGCTCGATGGGGAACAGAACACAGACCCCATCGAGCTGCGTGCCTGCCTGTACTTCGCAACCGGCAAGGGCAAGACCTACACCGCACTCGCCATGCTGTACCAGGCTGGCGTGAAGCGAGCAACAGTGGTCGCTCCGCCCAAGACGCACGCGAAGTGGCAGTACGACGCAGCGCTGATCGGCATGGACATCCGCACGATCAGCCACGCGATGTACCGCATGAAGAAGACCAAGTTCTCGAAGCAAGAACCCATGGTCATCGACGAGTTTCACATGCTCGGCGGTGCCGCGGGTGAAGGCTGGAAGAAGCTCCGTACGCAGTCGCGCTTCATGCTGGCGCCACTGCTGATCCTGTCGGCCACGCCGAACTACAACGACGCCGAGCGCGTCTACTGCGTAGAGTACGTGCTCGACCCGCTCGGCAAGGGCGACTACCTGAACTGGCTCTACCAGCACTGCGAGACAGAGCAGAGCCCGTTCAGCAAGATGCCCAACGTCATCGGTTTCCGAGACGGACGGCCGGCCAAGGAACATCTGGCTGCACTTCCGCACGTCTACTACGTCGAGGATCCGCATGAAAATTTTCCCATCGGGGAGATCAACGTGCAGATCTCGCTGCCTGATGCGTTCGAGAAGTACGGACTCGACGTCCGTACCGGTCGCATCATGGCTTCGCAGATGGAGACAGCAGCTGTTACTCGCAAGCTGCAGTACATCGACGACTTCGGAGTCCTGCGATACGAGATCTATTCAGAGCTCGTGAATCTCGCAGGACAGAGCATCGGCCCAACACTGGTGTTCTGTGCTCGGAAAACCATCGCCGAAGCTGCACACGATGCTGCCATCCAGCACGGAGCTCGCTCCGGTCTGGTGGTCTACGACGCGAACAACGTGCGTGCTCTGGCACCTCTGGCCGCGTTCAAGGACAATCTGCTCGACGTCCTGTTCGGAACGGCCACCATGTCCACAGGAGTCGACGGCCTCGACAAGGTCTGCGATCTACTCATCCTGCTGGACGACACCGACGACGATTCCCTTCGTCGTCAGGTGATCGGTCGGATCCTCCCTCGTGGAGCGTCGACCGACATCAAGAAAAAGCTCGTGGCTCGCATCAACGTGACTACCTAATCTGTCCACTGGGGGTGGGGCTAGCACATCGCTAGCGGCACAGAAAGGGGAATCATGGCCGAGACACAGGAGGACCTGCTGCAGCAGCTCGCAGCTGCAGAGGACACCGCGCAACTGATGCTCGTCGAGCAGAAGTTCGCAGTCCTCGATCAGCGGGTCAAGTAGCCGACGGCGGGGCGGACCATCTAGTGATGTGGGTCGTCCGCCCCGCCGTCCCTTCGTCGATTGGAGAATCACATGCCTCCGACACCATGGTGGCAGCGGGACAAGTACATGCTCGACACGCCACTTCCAGTGCCGTTTGTTTCTCGCTGCGGTCCCCGCGGTATCGGAACGGTAGCCGTCATGGCGAACGGCAAGACCCAGCTTGGCTGGGGCTTGCTCGGTAGGAAGAACGACGATGGCACGAGAGAACCGGGCTTCACGCACCGGTACCCTCGCGGGGAGTTCATCGCTCGGAAAACCGAGTGGCAGTACCTGAACAACCACAAGCCCTTCGCCTTCATCATGCGCTCGTTGCGCATCATCGCCATCGACATCGACGGCAAGAACGACGGCTTCGTTGGTGCGCTGACACTCGGACAGTTGCCCGAGACGTTGGCGGAGACGAGCAAGAGCGGGACGGGGTACCACCTGTTCTACTCCACCGACGAGCAGTGGGATGACGAGTTGGGCTTCGCCCTCTTCGACGACCACATCGGCATCGCGCAGGGTGTGGACATCCGGGCAACCGGGTGCATCTTCCACTACCCGACGCAACGCTGGAACAACCGGGACATCGTCCCACTTCCCGACGAGCTTCGGCGCCTGCTCACACAGAAGAAGGAACGCCGCATCGTTGCTCAAGCAACGACGGCCAACATCGAGGAGATGGACATGGACGACAAGCTCGTGGCTCAGCACACCCTGCTGACAGACCTGGCTCAGCCGGTCCTGCCGGGTCGGCGGAACAACACGCTCTTCGCCATCGGCAGCAAGATGAAGGCCGCCGGCGTGGAGAAGTGGGACGAGAAGGTGCACGACCGTGCGCTCGAGCTCGGCCTGGACTGGGACGAGGCCGACAAGCTGGTCGGCAACATCGCTGCGTACGGCGAGTAGCCGTACGTTCGTGCAGGTGAGGAGGCTCGCAGCTGATGCTGCGGGCCTCCTCCTTTTTTTCCTGCTACGCTCGCCCACATGGGCGAACCGAAGAATCTGCTGACAGAGGTCGAGAAGGTTCTCAAGGAGAGGTATGGGGTAGGAGAGATCCCCACACCAGCCGCTGTGCCGTCAACGGCCCAGCGGCAGACGCGGGCTACCCGCGTCGACCAGCTGCTTCTGCCCGATAAGGACAGAGCAAAGATGCCACTTACCAAGGAGCAGTACCTCGTCAAGGAGAACCCTCAGCTGGTGCAGTGGGAACGAGAGACGCGGAAGTTCCTTCGCTGGCTCTCGCCACAGCACGAGCACCGGGTAGCCGCGGTGATGATCTACGAGTGGGCTACGGGCCTGCCGATCACCGAGCACATCCGTCTCGAGCGTGAGGGGGCTCGCGCCGAGGGCGAGGCGACGTGGCGTGCCGACCTGCGGAAGATCAACAAGATCCTCGAGTTCTACTTCGGCAAGCCGTACATGACCTGGATCGCCGGGCGGAAGATCCCCAAGGCGTACAAGGTCCGCTCGGGCTACTACATCTACCGGCACCGCCCGATGACGCTGACCCTGTGGGTGGACTGGAAGGCCGGGGTCAAGCTCTGATGGCCGGCTCGCGTCACGGACCGAAGCACCAGGGTGCTGACGGCTTCTACGACGAGCACCGCCACTGGCGCACGTTCCCCGAGCTCCTGCCGGACGACGAGCGCGTCATGCCGCAGACGGTGCCGAACGAGTACATCGTCACGCACCGGCTCGGATGCGAGTGCACGCCCTGCACCACGTACCCGAACCCACGGGCGCTGCGTGCGTCGAAGATCAGATATGCAGCACGCCATCGAGAGTGACCTCGTCGGGTAGCGACCCGCCTTCCAGCCGCTTGAAGAGCAGCTGGATGTTGTTGAGGTCGTTGCCGACGATCGCCTGCAGGATCACCGTCGCTGCGAGCTTGTCCTCGACGTCGGGGCTGTCCTTCCAGATCTGCTGCACCGTGCCGAAGCGCTGGTTCCACAGCCACTGCAGGCGCGTGTCGAGCGACGTGCGATGCGCTTCGGGGATCTCGTGCCGGAACTTCCGGATCAGCTCGGTGCTGGTCATCGTTCGATCGCCCCTCCGGTGAGATCCACGAACGTCAGTCGCTCACGCGACGGTCGTACGGGCTTCGTCCCTGCACGACGGCGACCGACGGTGCGGTCGAGGATCATCGACTGCGCTCGTGTCGCGCGGGCCATCGCTCCGCGTACTCGGGGATCCGGGTTGTTGGCGATGTCGAAGAGCGCTCGCCCGATGTGTTCCCACACCGGCATGTCGAGCGGAGCTTCGGTCGGCTCAGGGTGGCGAGCGACGTACTGCAGTGCTTCACGGATGCTCTTGCTCACCAGACACCTTCCCAGTTCTCCTCGTAGCTTTCAGACTTGGTTGCGCCGCCGACGACGGTAAGCGTACCGCCGAAGAAGTCGAGTTCCTTGGAAGCCTGAACGACGTATCGCAGCGCGTCCATCATGTGCGAGTACTTGTCGTGCAGCGGCTTCTCGGTCCACTGCTGGTTCTTGTAGTCGTACTCGTACTTGAAGTTCTCGAAGCATTCGAGGATCCAGTCGCAGTTGGTACGGTGCACCAGCGTGTTGTAGAGCTGCAGCCGTGTTGCCTGGATGTCGGTGATCTCGTCGCCCCAGCGGGAACGGCTGTCCGGCACTCGCCACACCTTGCCACTCTTGGCGAGCACGGCGACGTTCGGGAACTTCGCTCGCACCATGTCGGCCGGCGTGGCGTTGATCGCCTTCTCGTGGTGTTCGCCGTCCCAGGGCAGGATGAGCTGAGCGACCTGGTTGAACCAGGGCTTCTCTCGCAGGATGTCGACGTACTCCGGCAGCGCCTTGCCGTGACCCTCGCCGCAGTCGAAGAGGAAGAGCTGGTTGTTGTACCACTGGAACGCGATCCAGCTGGTCGCGTCCGAGTGCATACCCGACGAGCCGATGTCGAAGGCCACGTAGATCGGGTGTCCTGGGTGGAGCTGGAAGTCGACGACGCGCTGATCCGCGATCATCCGCAGGTACGCCTCGCCGTAGACCGCGGCAGCATCCATCTCGCCGAAGTCGACGTGGTACTCCTGGTTGAACATGCGGTCGTTGCCGAACCGCTTGAGGTAGGAGTCACGGTCGAGCTCGAGCTGAGCCTGCGTGCGCACGGGCGGAAGTCCGGCGGAGACCATCATCGCGTTCAGGTCGTCGATGCCCCACACCAGCTGGCCGTACTCCGGGTTGTCGCGGAGGCTGTCCATCAGCAGCCACAGCGGGTTCTTCCGCTTGCCACGAGGAGTGCTGGCGACCATCAGCTTCTTGTCGGCGCCCTGTGTGAGGATCGGCATGAGTCGTGGAATCGGGTCCTCGCGCGTGAAGAGCGCGAGCTCGGTGAACGCGTAGTCGAGGAACGACGAGCCGACGCCGTTCTTGTCACGGCCGGACTGGAAGTACCCCTGCAGCTTGAGGCGGCTGAGGTTGGAGAACCGGCCCTCCATGAACGTGTCCTTCCACGCCACGAGATCGGCCGGCACGTTGTCCTGCAGCATCCGCACGTAGACGTTCGTCAGCGGATCCGAGTACGTCTTGTCCCACAGGATGTCGCGGATCATCGGCGCGTCGAGGGAGATGTACGTGCCCGTGGTCTTCGGAACCCGAAGCCGTCGCTCGCACATCTCCATCGACATCGCCACGTCCTTCCCCGACTGCCGGGGGAAGACGATCACTCCGAACCGCTTGTCCCGCCACAGCTGGTGAGCCGCGGCCTGGTACGGCCGTGGCCTGTAGTGGACGGGGAAGGTCGCCATCTCAGATCTGCAGCCCGTTCTGCCGGTAGAAGGCCGCCATGACCCCACCGGCGTCGTCCGTACCGGCCGCAGCGCTCTGACCGGCCTTGCTCTGGATGCCCGCCTGGGGCCCGTCCCAGCGCCCCAGGGCGTCCCTCGCCTGCGGGGCGGCCTGCTGTGGCGGGGCTGCGGCTGCGGGCGGCGTGGCGGCCTTCTGAGCCGCCAGCTGGGCCCTCACAGCGTTGATGATCGGCTGCACCGGGACGGAGAACCCGATCAGCTTGCCGTTCGCCAGGAGCTCGTAGTCCTTCACCTGCGCCGCGACGGCGTTGGCGAGATCCTTGTCGAACTCCACGGTGCCCGGGATCAGGTCGGTGTTGTTCCGGAACAGGTCGATCGAGGAGTGCACGACGGCGAAGACGTCGCGCATCCCGTCCTTGCGCTTCTCGACTCGGCTCGTGACCTCTTCGAGCAGGAGCTGCTTGACGGCCTCCTGCCAGTCGCGGGCGTCAGCGGAGTCGCGGAGCTTCTCCTTGCCCTGCCCGGTGAGCGACGGAACCTCCGTCCCGACGAGCAGCCGAGGCGGCTTGGCAACCGCCTCGAAGTGCTTCGCGTACTCGGTCTTCACCTCCTCGAGCGCGCTCCGCTCGAGGATCTGCGTCTGCCGGGTCTCGAACGATGTCGCCATCGAGTCGAACTCCGGCAGCACGAGAGCAGCAGCTACTCCCTGGGGAACTGCTCCCTGAACACCTGCATCATCGGGGACGGCTGTGCCAGTTGTTCCAGCAGCGGCTGCGCCACCCACTGCGGGAGGAGCTGCTGCTCCTGCTCCGGCACCAGCCCCAGCGTTCGGAACGCCCGGCTGTCCGCCATCTCCTGCTGGCGGTGCAGCAGCTGCAGCTCCCGCTGCTGCAGTTCCTTCTGCCGGAGCAGGCTGCTGTCCAGCGACAGCTGCAGCAGCCGTTCCCGCCGCTGCTCCCGTTGCATCTGCCGCTGGGTCGACCTCAGGCGCCAGGAAGCCCAGGAGGTCTGCGAACGCAGACGAAGGGTCAGAAGGAACGATGAATGCCTCCGTCGACGACTCACTCACCCTGCACCTCCTCCGCGGCCCGGAGGGCGTCGATGAACTCGTCGTTGGTCAGCGCGAAGCCGATGGCGTCGAGGTGACCGGCGAGGCCGGTCTGAGCGAAGAAGAACGCGCGAGCGTCCGCGATGACCGCAGCGTCGATGTGCGACGTCGGGTCCTCGGCACGCCAGTTGCGCTCGTGCTCGTCGAGTGCACGGTGCCAGGCCACCAGCACGTCGCGGTAGAGCTCGTGGTTCTCCGCGGCGTCATCGTCACCGACGAAGCTGGTGCACTCCGGGTTCTCCGCGATGATGCCACGGAGGATCGTGCGGAGCTCGATGATGAGGTCGTGGTAGTGCAGGTGGTAGATCGCCGTGTCCTGGAACGTCATCTGCGTCCAGGAGGCCACCACCTTCGCCGCGACCTGGACCGGGATCGGCTGCGCACGAACCTCGTCGACGGGCTCGAGGAGCTCCGACCAGATCGCCAGCAGCGAGCGGTCCTGCGTCTCGGTCTCGCCGAGCAGGTCCAGGTCGGCCTGGTCCTGCTCGGACAGCGGGGTCTCGGTCATCGGGTCAGCTCCCTCTTGAGAACGCGCTCGCGGTACTCGTCCTCGATCGCGCGGATGGTGGTGGCGATGTCGTAGCACAGGTCGCTCGACACGTAGCAGTGCTTGATCGTCGACGGCACGAGGTCGGGAGCGCCGTAGTAGGCGTTCACGTCCTCCCAGTCGAAGCCCCGCACACCCTGGTAGGTGTGGATCTTGAAGGGCATGCCCGGCGCCTTGTAGATGCCGGTCTGGAACGACGGCAGCGTCACCTTGATCTCGATGGGCCGCGCGTTCTTCGGGTCTCCGGGGATCTCGAAGGACTCGGTGTAGCCGTCCTTCGTCTTGATGGTCTGCATGACCGTGCCGGAGTCCATCGCACGGAGCACGCGACGACCGCGCGCCTTCGCGTAGCCCGGCTTGTTGACCTCGTTGCGGAACCACTGGTTCCCGGCCTCGTCGATGCGCACCGGCTCGTCCGGAGCATGGGTGTTCATCGTGACGCCCGCGTGCTCGAGCGGGTCGAAGTCGTTCGGCTTCGGAGTCGGGGGCGGAGGTGCCGGCTGAGGAGCCGGTGCGGCTGCGACGGGCTGCGGGGCCATGACGACTGCAGCCAGCTTCACCATCATCGCGCCCAGCCCGGCGATCTGGCTCTTGAGCTCCTCCATGTCGCCGTCGTGCGGCGGCACGAGGTTCGGGTCGGGCGGCAGATCCACCAGCGGGAGCGGCGCTCCGGGCGGAGCCTCAGCGACCAGCTTGTCGTACGCGGCCTTGAGCTCCTCGGTCTTGTACTCGCGGTAGTGCCGGTCGAGCGGTACCCCCGCCGCCTGCAGGGCCCGGTAGTACGTGGACTTCATCGACTGACTCATCCGAACTCCTAGGTGGGTAGATTCCGTCACCTAGAACAGTAGCGCATGGAAGCGGTCGGATGGGCAACCGGATGCTGATGATGCCCCGGGCGTCTTCGACGGTCAGCCCCAGCATCATCAGCTCCGCTCAGTCGTGCCCGGCATCGACGTACGTGGCCGGGACGCCGTTCGGGTAGTTGGTCGCGGGGTCGCTGGCGGCCGACGCCCGACCGTACTCGAACGTCTCGACCGAGCCGAACTCGCCACCGATGTTCACGCTCGCCGGGGTGTACCGGTACTGCACCAGGTTGATCCGGCCGTAGCTCATCGCCACCACGCCGGGCGTGGTCTCGACCGACTCGGCGAACAGCCGCCAGTCCTTGAGGTCGCGGGCGATGCGCAGGAAGTCCTCGACGTCCCACGGCAGCGGGCGCTGCGTGAGGTCGACGGCGGTCAGATCCTTCGTGATCTTCTCGACCTCGACACGCTTGCCGTTCAGGTCCCAGCCGCGGATGCCGTACCGCATGCGACCCATGAAGTTGCCGAGCGTGATGTTCACCTGCTGCAGGTGGGCCCAGGCGTCGTGCGCCCGGCTCGCACCCTGGGTGTTGCTCTCCATCCTCCACGGGATCGCACGCTCGCTGGTCTCGCCGGAGTTGGAGAACTGGTCCAGCGTCGCCAGCTCGTCGAGCACGAAGATCGCGTCGGGCCGGACGACGGCCATGTAGAGCTTCCCCTGGATCTCGAGCTTGTGCAGCGAGTTCGCCTGGATCAGCCAGCGGTTCCAGATAGGAGTGGTCCCGGCGACGTCGAGCACCCACAGCTCGTTACCCATGCAGCCCTCTTCGAGAGCTTCTCCGTCAGGGTTGTGCACGACGTAGAAGATCCGGTTGTCCATCGCCGCCGAGACGATGTTCTGCTTGGTGAGCAGCTCGAGCCACTTGTTGCTGATCTGGTCGGTCATCGTCTTGTGGCTGATGTTGTAGTTCGACGCCGTCGACTTCATCAGCTGCTCGTCGAGAGGGTGGTAGAGCCCCTGGTTCACGACCTCGACACCCCACGGAGAGACGGTGCCCGGTGTGGCAGTCGTCTCCTCGAAGCCCATGATGATCGTCGAGCCGGACTGACCGCTCACGCTGGCCGGTGCCATGTAGTAGGCAGTGCTGTAGCCGTCGACACCGCGGCACAGCACAGTCAGCGTGTCGACAGACTGCGGGTTCTGCCAGAGCTTCACGCACGCAGGCACGAGCAGGTTGCCTGCGGTGAGCGTCTTGTACCCGCCGCCCTTCGTGGCCGAGAAGTTCGCGTACTCTCCCAGCTGGTTCGAGCTCCACCGGATCACGGCTGCGTTCTGCCGGTCGTTCACCAGGATGATCCGGTCGCCAGCGACGTAGCCCTGCGACGCCGACGCAGGCGCGCTGTAGTTGTACCGGTCGGTGCCGTTGGGCAGCGGGGACGAGATGTCGTAGGACGCAGCCACTGGGGTGTGCTGCAGCCACGAGTGCTTGGCCTGGGTGATCCCGGCGACCGTCAGATCCTGCGCGGCGACGAGCGTGCCTTCGACCGGCACGTTGCCTTCGTCGCTCCACGTCACCATGTAGAGGTTCCACCCGGTCGCACCAGCGGCGAGCCCGGCAGCCCACGCGGCCGTCGGGATGATGGCGACCAGCTGGTCGCACGCCATCCCGGGGTCGGTGATGTTCGTGCCGGACGGCCCGCCGTTCGCGTGCGCGCTCTGGAACTGCCACTGGCTCCATCCGCGCTTCGTCTTCACGACCGTCATCTGCGAGGCGGCGGTCTCACCGAGCTCGTTCTGGAAGGTGTAGAAGTAGCCGAAGTTGTACTCGTTCTCGGCTGTGTCGGAGTCGATCAGCGTTCCGGTGAGCGGCATGTTCACCGTGCCAGCGATCGGCGTCTCCGCCGTCGGGACCGTGACCTTCGCCGCAGTGTTGATCCACGCAGCCTCGGGCAGCAGCACGGTGGGCGCGTGAGCTCCCGACCACTCCGGCACGAGGATGGCCTGCGGAGCGACGAGTCGCTTGGTCTCGCCGACGTAGAAGATCCGCACGGTGTCGGCAGCGTTCGTGCTGTCCGGAAGTGCGAAGACCTTGTTGTCGATCTGCAGGTAGCGCACGTACGTCGTGTCGCTCGAGAAGTCCATGCTCGCGGCCTCGCCGGTGAAGCCCGCGCCGGCGAGGGTTGTCACCTCGTACGTGGCCCCGTTGTCCACGGCCACGCGGAACGTGATGTTCCCCGCGGCTTCCTTGGTGGCGAACAGCAGTGCCTTCGTGCCGTCGGCCAGGAAGAAGCTCTCGAAGCTCCCGATGATGCGAGCGTTGTAGTTCGTCGTGATCCAGTTGTTCACCGCGAAGATCGACCTCAGCGCAGGGCGAATAGCCAGTGCGCCCTCGCGGGTGACCCAGCAGTTCTCCATGATGCGGAGGGTGGTCGGGTCCGACAGCCCCGGGGCGTACGCCGTCGACCAGCCATTGAACTCCCGGAGGTACGCCTTCGAGAGCGGCCGGTCGATCGGAGCCGCGAGCTTCCTCTTCGGGGGCATGGTCAGTACCTGTCGTCAGCGTGCGGGTGCCGGAAGTCCTGGTAGCTCGTGTCGTTGATGCCGCTCTGGATCGGGACGGCGAACTCGTTCAGGAACGGCGAGTCGGTGTTGCGGTCGTCCCGCTCGTTCAGAGCGTAGTAGGTGTTCTTCCACTCGGCTTCGAGCGTCTGAGCTCGGGGCTGCATGACCGGGTCGGTCTGCGCGTAGAAGTACGCCGCCCGCTGCAGCACGACGTCGGGGAACTCGAAGTCGAGCAGCTGGTTCCTGATGTCGTCCGGGACATCGACGAGCGGGTCATCAGGATTCTCCGGCTGGTCCGGCAGCCGGAACATGATGGGCTCGCGCATCACCGGCAGCTGGATGTGCAGGCCGTCCTCGAAGCTCTGGAACGGCCGGGAGAAGTGCAGCGACTGTCGCGTGGTGGACACCCACAGCCCACGGCGCGCCGGGTACTTCTCGATGGCGTCGCGCGGCAGGAAGTACGCCCACACCCGGGGCGATCCGTTGTCATCGCACAGCCGCACCGAGTCGTCACCGATGATCCGGGGGCGGATGCTGGCGCGGATGGCGACGTCCTGCTCGCCGACACGCGCTGTGCCGATGTCCTCGAGCGAGGAGTAGTAGGACCACTCACGCTCGAGCGCGTTTGCCCGCAGCGCTCGGTTGATCTGCCGGGTGACTGCGCGGTAGCGATCCTGCTCGGGCTCGTACGTGAGGTCGAGCCCGGTCAGCATGCCGAGCACTTCCTTCACGCTCTCGTCGAGCGTCATGGCGATGTCGGGGTTGCTCATGTCACCACCCCCACATCTGACGACGGATCCAGAACCAGCGTGAGTGCTGCTCGCCGATCTTGCGCCCGTCGATCGAGCTGCGCACAGCACGGATCTTGAACACGCTGATGCCTCCGTAGTTGTCGAAGACGAGTGCGAGTTTCATCTCACCACCTCCGGAGGGTAGCGCCCTCGGGCTTCTTCTTGACGGCGCCCTTGGCTGCGGTGTTGGTCTGCGCGTTCAGGACGTTGCTGCTGTTCAGCTGCGCGTCCTGAGCCTCCTGGCCCTTCCAGTTCTGCGTCTCGGTCGAGACACCGGGGTTCGTCCACGCCTGGCGCGCCCAGTCCGCGGCCTCGTCGGCGAAGCCGTCATACGGCGTGCGCACGCTCGGAGTGCCGGTGGCAGTGGTCGGAGCCACGTAGTCGCTCGCGTTCTTCCCGGAGTTGAGCCACGCGAGCAGCGCGTCCTGCCCCTGCAGGTTCGCCTGGTTCGCGCCGATCTCCTGGTCGAGCAGGTAGTTGTTGGTCGCCAGGTTGTCCATCTGCGTGTAGCTGTCGGACATCGTGCTGTAGAAGTCGTCCCACACGCTGCTCTTGCGCTGGTTGGCGTCCATCTCATAGCCGGTCATGTTCGACTTAGTGCCGACGTTGAGGTCGGTGAGCGTGGCGTTCGTCGAGTTCAGCGTGTCGAAGAACGAGCGGTTGACCTCGCCCTGGTTCGCGTCCCAGTTGCGCAGCGCCTGCAGCTGCGACCGGAGCACATCGGACTCGCCGGCGCCCTGGCTGAGCGCCTGCGAGACGAGGTCCATCTTCTCGCGCGCACGGTTGGCGAGGTTGCCGAACGATGCGTCGGCCTCCGCCTTCTCGTTCGAGCGCAGGCCGGTGTTCACGTCACCGAGCGTGTCGGTGTAGTTCGCCATCGCCTGATCGAGCAGCAGCTTGAGGTCGTTGCTGACGCCCGTGAGCTTCGTGTCGCGCGCGCTCGCCAGACCCTCGCCGACCAGCTTGGTCAGCGCATCGAGCTTCGCCTGGTTCGTGCTCTTCTGCGCGAAGGCCGCGTCGATCGCCTGCTGCAGCGCGGTCTTGTTCTGGTTCGCGCTGGACTTGGCTGAGGTGTTCGCCGATGCGGTGGCCGCAGCCTGTGCGGCAGCCGCAGCCGCCGCACCGCCGTCACCTCCGGACAGCGCGCCGTAGACGGAGCCGTTCGGGCTGCCACTCCCCGGCCCGCCGGTGACGACAGGATCGCCCTTGTCGTAGCGCGCAGCGCTCGCTGCGTCCTGGCGCTGCTGCAGCGCTGCGGTGGCCGCGTTGTACCAGGGATCCCCTGGCTTGAGCGTGCCAGCGCGCAGCGCGTCGATGAGCGCCTGTGTGCGATCTGCCATCGTCGTCTCCTAACCGAACCAGGACTGGATGTCTTCGGCCGACGACTGACCTTCGGTCATCGGAAGCAGCTTCACGCGGTCGAGGATGTACGACTTGAAGTCGTCCGGGTTGTAGCCCGCAGCGGTGAGGTTCTGCTGCATCGTCGACCACGACGTCGTCGACAGGTTCGCCGGGTTGAGCATCGCATCGAACGAGTACTCGTAGTCGGTGCGTGCCTGTTCGTTGTCGAACTGGTACTGGCTGGCAGCAGCAGTTGCATCCGCTCCGCCGTTCTGCAGCTGGCGGATGTAGGACGAGATCTCACCGGAGATCGACGCGATGAGCTCCCGGCGCGACGAGTCCGTCTGTGTCGGCCGGCGCGGCTCTTCGCCAGTGCCAGAGCCGAACAGGTCGCTGTAGCGCGTGGCAGGTCCGACGCCGAGACCGAGACGGGCATTGAGCTCGTCGGCACGCTCCGGGCCCAGCTGCAGCTGCGAGATCAGCGCCTCGGTGTTCCGGCGTCCGATGGACCCTTCGGCCATGTCGGCGTCGTACGCGGTGAGCAGCTGGTTGTTGAACCGGACCTGATCCTGCTGCTGCGTGGTGAGCCGCGCCCACTCCTCGGGTGTGAGCTCGTGACGCAGCGCCTGGTTCCAGGCCGCGGCCGAGCGCTCGAGCACGGGGTCCGAGGCCGGTGACGACGTGGTCAGCCGAGCTGCCGCGTTCACCTCTTCGGGCGTCTCGTTGTCACGGAGGTTCCAGTACGACGAGTCGCGCGGGACGGGCGTCCCTGCCTTGCGCATCGTCGTGACGTACAGATCCGGGTTGTTCTGCGGCACCAGCTGGGTGTCACCGTTGGCGTCCTCGGTGTACGCACCGTAGTTCGTGGCCGCCTGAGCACCGAGAGACACCGACTGCGCAGCAGCGTCGGTGGCTTCATTGTGGTCGAGCAGCCCGTCCGCGCGCCGAGGAGCACGGACGGGCCGATCACTGCGCTGTCGTGTCGACGTGAGCCCGGAGGCGCGCCATGCGGCTGCCACCCGGCTCAGGACGTCATCCTCGGCCATCGTCGATCACCCCTGCGGGTGCTTCGACTTGTACTCGTCGGACTGCTTGATCCAGGTCGAGATCTGCGCGAGCTGTTCGCTCGTCGGTTCCCGATCCGGAGAGCCTCCGGCCTGCGTGAGGTAGTCCACGAGCACCTTCTCGGACTCGGCGTCACGGCCGAGCAGCGAGAGGTAGATGCCCCTGACGTCCCACAGGTTCGACTCGCGCGAGCCGTCGATCGCGGAGACGGCCTGCGCGAGCGTGACCGTCCCGTCCACGACTGCACGGAGCCAGCCGTACAGGCCGTGACGGTCGGGAGCCCGACCCATCTCGACCTCGTACGTGAGCTCGATCATGCTCTTGGCGTCGACTGCCATGTCGTCTTCCTCTTCCTCGGGTGTCTTGGCCGGCTCGGCTGCCGGGACCTTGACTGGGGTGACCTGTGCAGCAGAGAGGTGCTCCCAGTGCCAGCGCTCATCGACGCCCTTGCCGTCGTGAGCCCACGGCGGGTTCGCCCAGCCGTAGTGCCCGGCGTTGTTCCGGAGCCACCAGTACTCGGTGTCGGTCAGGCCGCCGATGTCGACGGCCAGGGCCCACCCGTGGTTCGACGTGCCCGGGACTGCTGCTGTCCCGGCGCCGGACGGCGGGTTCTTGTAGTACCGCTTCTGCGTGGCGAGATCCCGGTACGCCTCGTTGATCTTGAGGTTGTGGCCGAACCGTGCGCGGAACGCGGAGTTCAGCGCGATCAGGTCGGCCAGCGGGCCTGGCCTCAGCAGGGCAGCGGGTGCCCACGGGATCGGTGCGAGGACCGATCCCGGGAGCAGACCGTTGAGAAGCTGCATGGGCTCAGCCTACCGAACCGGAGGGTTCTGCAGACGGGCCTGTTCCTCGGCCGTGAGCGGCTCGACGCCGTCCCCGGTCTGGTTCTTCATCCAGATGTACCGCTCGAGATCGACGAGCGTCTTGCCACGGTTGAACGCCGCGTCGGCGAGGGCCTGGTCGCTGACCTTGGCGACGACGGCAGCCGGTTCGGGGGTGAGGTTGCCCGCCGCCATGGAGCTCTGCAGCGCGCCGGCGAGGCTGGCGGCGAAGACCAGCCAGTTCCCCTCGGACGCCTGCCAGGCAGCGACGATCAGCGCGACGACGATGGCGAGAAGGTAGATCCAGAGCCGCACCTTGCGGTTCAGCAGCTCGGTGAGCAGGGCATTCATCTTCGGTCCTTTCCTGGTGACGATGGGCCTTCGAGCCCAGGGTACTCGGGTGCCGGTCAGGCCGTCCCGATGTCGGCCGACTCGGTTGCGCTGAGCAGCAGCCGTGCCAGCCGGAGCTGCTGACGTGCGGTCTTGCGGAGCTCTCGGGCGATCACCTTGATCTCCGCAGCCCCCAGGGAGGCGGTCGGTGTGTCAGTGATGGCCTTGAGCGTCTCGATGGTGGCGAGCATCGCCGGGATCTGGCCCAGCGCGTCGACCCGGAGTGTCTCTGCGTTCGTCGTGACTGCTGCTCGGGCTGCGGCCTCGACGATCTCTTCCGCGGTGTAGGGCCTCTCGCTCACGCCAGAGGCATCTCGGATGATGACGGTCTGCGAATCGTCATGGAACTCGAGGCTCATCGTGGGATTCAGCATCTTTCTCCCCCTGCGTCAGATCTTGATGATGTAGTTGAGTGCGATGAACGGCTGCATGTTGTTGTGTGCCTCAGCCGCGTTCGTGGGTCCGGCGTTCTGGTTGACAGCAGTTGCGGCCTGGTTCGTCGCTGTGGCCGCCCGGTTCACTGCTGCGGTGAAGGACGTGCCAGCGCCGTCGTTCGTGTACCCGGTACCGCCGTTGGTGTAGAAGATGCTCTCGATCGGGTTACCGCTGAGGTTGACACCTGGGTTCGCCGGTGTGCCTCCGTAGAACGTCACACCGCGGCTGTGGTTGTGCGCAGTCTGCGTGTGGTTGTGTCTGTCCTGCGTGTGGTTGTGCGAGTTCTGCAGGTGCGTGTGCTGCGCGATGCCGGACTGCGGCCCGGTCAGCGTGTGCGTCTTCGCACCGCCGGTCTTGCCCAGCGCGTTGAAGTCGGAGTCGGTGGAGTCGTACCCGACGCCCACCCGCTTCCTCTTGTCCGGCAGGTTGAAGTTCAGGCCGGACCCGCCGTAGGTGTAGCCGTAGACGGCGAATAGCGCGGGGTACGCAGACACCAGCTTCGAGGACCCGTCGGCCATCAGGAAGCCGCTGGGGGCCGTGGAGCCGCCGTACTCGAGGAGGGCGCCCACAGGCAGCACCAGGGCCATGAGAGCGACGAGAGCAGCCTCGCGGCCGTTGGTGTAGGCGTTCGCCGCTGCGAGCGCCGCAGCCGCCTCAGCGGCGGCCACACCGTCCGCGTAGCCCTGGGCCGTTGCGAGCGCTGCGGCGTCCCCGGAGTCCGCATACAGGGTCGCCGCCGAGTACGTCCCGGCGTCACCCAGGTCAGCGGCCGAGTCGGCTGCAGCGAGCGTGGCCGCGTCACCCGCGGTCATCGCCGCCGTTGTGGCGTAGTCGCTCAGGTCGACGACGAGCTCATCCGCCACGATCGCCAGGATGTCGAGCTTCGCCTTGTCGGCATCGCTGAGGTACCCAGCATTCGGTGGGAGCACCGACCCGAGCGTGAGCTTCGCTTCCGCCTGCGAGAGCAGCTGGATGTCCAGTGCAGTGACCGGGTTCGTCGAGACGTAGCTGTTGGTCACGTCGGCGCTCGGGTTCGCCAGCAGCTCGAGATCGCCCTTGGCGACGACAGCGCTGTACCCACCACTGGTCACCAGCGTCATCACGAAGTCGTACGTCTTCGCCGTCAGGTGCAGATCGTCGGCCTGCAGGTCGAAGCGAGCGTAGCCGGCGAGAGGTCCGGGGATCGCAGCGACGACCTCGATCACCCGTACCGGCACTTCGTTCGGGCGCAGCGTGGGCGCTGCTACGTCGAGGTGCAGCACTGCGCCGGTGAGGTTGATGGGTCGATCGTTCTGATCCCGGAACCGCAGTGCCAGGCTGAACGACTTGCTCCGCTCGAGCTTGAGCACGAGGCGGTCGATCGGGCTATTGGTCAGCTTCATGGTCGCCTCCTACTCTGTCTCGACGACGCCGTCGTGGGCGTACATGGGCGTGAGCTTCTTCCGCACACCACCGATGAACGTGTAGAGCTCACCCTGCTCCCGCACGCCGTCGATGAAGGCGTACACCCGCAGGCCGGAGTTCGGCGCGAAGCCAGTCGTGAGCTGGTTCGCCACGCCGTACCCGCCGTTGTTCGGAGTCGCGTTCGCTCGGACGCGCACGTAGTACCGCGTCCCCGGGATCAGGTCGGTCAGGTCGATGAAGAGTGCAGCGGTCGTCCCGGACGTCACGAGCGAAGCGAACGTGTCGACCAGGCTCACCTCGTAGCGGTAGGCGACGAACGTCGCACCGTTCATCGCCGGAGCGACCCAGCTCGCGCGCATCGACGTGTCGGTGACGGAGCTGAACGTCGGTGCAGCCATGTCGCTCGGAGCATCGCTCAGCGTGGTGAACGACTTCCACGGACCGTAGGCGCTCCACCCCGCGCTGTTGTACGCCGCGCAGCGGTAGTGGTACGTCGTCAGCGCTGCGAGTCCGCTGACCGCCACGTTTTTCCAGCTGCCCTGCGTGACGACCGATGCGCCGACGTCGGTGGCTGAGGTGTTGTACTGCACCCGCACGTCGACCGGCGCCTGGCCGCCGTTGTCCGTGACGGACAGCCCGCGGATGATCGCGGAGTTCCTGGTGAGCGAGCCGGCCGAGTATGCGGTGCCCATCGTCGGCACGACGGCGAGCGTCTGGAAGGACTTCCACGCGCTCCACGGACCCCAGCCGTAGGTGTTGTTGGCGACCCGCACGCGGTAGTAGATCGTGGTGTAGCGCGGCAGCCTGGACACCGGGATGTTCGCCCACGCCCCGGTCTGGAAGAGCGTGGCTCCGACGTCGGTGGGCGAGGTGTTCGTCTGCGCCTGGACGTCGACCATCGTTCCGCCGCCATCGCTGGCGACGACGAGGTTTGAGATCACCGCGCTGGTCGACGTGATCGACGTCGCAACCTGCGTCCCGTTCAGGTACGGAGCAGTCGGCGCGCTGTAGTCCATCGAGTACGTGACGGTGGCGCCGACACCCTCGAGTCCGGTGACGGTGCACGAGAGGTTCGTGATGCGCGTGTAGCGCCACGCCCCGAAGTCCACCAGCCCGCGGAAGCCGGGGTCCTGGTAGCTGACGTTCGAGCCTCCAGCCGTGCCGTCAGGCCAGGCGAAGGACCAGCTGTTCGACGAGTCGGAGATGTCGTTCTCGAACTCGATGCCTGCAGTGCCCGAGACGTACGCGGCGGTCTGGTCAGCGTTGTAGACGTGCGTCGCGTTCTTGAAGACGATGCGAGCTCGCGGAGTGCTGCCCTGCCAGGGCCCTGCGTAGTCGGTCATGGCTCACGCCGAGTAGACGAAGTAGAGGTGCAGGTCGGTCCCGGTCAGCGGGATGGTCGTCTGGAAGTGGATGCCCGGCATCTCAGCGACGAGCGTGGTCGCGTTCATGAAGTCCGTCGCCGCAGCTGCAGCCGCCGTGCCGAGCGAAGGCTTGTTGGCGATGTAACCAGGCTGAGCGATTGTGGCCGTCCAGTCCGGCGTGGCAACCTCGGGGGCCACTGCCGCCCAGCCCCAGGTGCCATCGCCATTGGCGACCGGCGCGTAGCCAGCGGTCACGCCAGTGGCGTCGATGCCGACGGCGGCCCAGATCCAGGTGTCATCCCCGACGGCGGCCGGCACGTACCCCGCGGGCTGCCCGGTGGCGTCGAGCGCGAACGCTCCATTGCCGACGGGGAGCCACGCCATCGAGTAGTCGTCGCCGGTGGTCTTCGTCAGCACGTAGCCGCCCACACCGCCCACAGGCACGAGTGCGATGGCGTCGGGGTCGAAGTCCTCGATCGCCTGCATGACCTCGTCGCGGACGTAGTTCATGCCCGGCGGGAGCTGGCCGCCGATGAACACGCTGATCGAGCTCGAGCCCTGCAGCAGGACGGACAGCGACTGCGGCGGGTTGGCCGACGGGTAGCTGGTGCCGACCGAGGCGTACTCGGTGTTCTGCTGGATGTCGAGGATGCCCTTGACGATGACGCTGCTGTAGCCCTCGGGCGTCCGCAGCACGATCGCGTAGTCGTACTCGCCGGGCACCTGGTTCAGCGTGGCGGCCTGGATGTCGAAGCGTGCGTAGCCGAGCGTCGGCGTGGCGATGATGGCGACTGCGTCGGCGGCGAGCAGATTCGTCGTGTCGCTCGTCACGTCGATCGGCTTGGTCTTGGCGACGATCGTCAGCGTGCTGCCAGAGAGGTCGATCGCACGGCCGCGCGAGTCCTTCACCCACAGCCCGAGAGAGAACGACTTGCGTGCCTCGACGCGCAGGATCGTGGCCTGACCCGGAGTGTTGCCGAGGTACGCCATCGTCTACTCCCGTCGCATGTTCGGATCTGTGACCAGATCCTCGACCTGTCCGAGCTGCTTGAGTACCTTCCCCAGCAGCGTGCTGTTGTTATCGTTCGTCGTAGCCATCGTCTTGACGATGTCTGTTGACCAGGCCGTGTGCTCTTCACGCCACTGCGAGAGATCCTTGACCGAAGACATGATCTCGTCGAGCTGATCCTTGACGTGGCTTCCGCCGTTGTTCTCCGTCAGGGTCTTCTTGATGATGTCGGTGGTATCGCTGTTGTCGCTGATCTTCTGCTTGAGCTCGAGTGTGTTGCTGTTGGCCTTCCTCGAGTTCAGCCATGCCAGCACCCCCGGCCACACCATGAGCGCAAGGATGATGAACACGGCGACAAACGCGGCCGGCCATGAGTCGACCTCGATGAGTGCAGCTGGATCGGACATGTGACGTTCCTCCGTGGGATGAGTGCTGTTGCATGACGAGAGGGAGTGGCCCGGGTGAAGGACGAAGCCCCGAGCCACCCCCTCTCACCTGTCTCTACGACCCCGGTCGCGGGGGAGAGCCAGGACCCGCCGGAGGAGCGCCTTCCGCCGGAGGAGCGCCCTCGTCGGGCTTGCCTTCGCCGGGCTTCTTGCCGCCACCCTCGGCGCCCTTGAGCGCTTCGATGCCGACCCCGGCGAGCTCCTGGATCTGCTTGAGGAGCTCGATGAACTGGTCCACTCTGCACCTCCTTCCTGGTTGGTCCGAGCCTAGCGGACCAGCTGGGCGAGCCGCTTGCACTCGCCCAGCTGGATCCTGCTAGAGCACCCGGCGGAGAACCGCGGTGCCGTCCGTGAGCGAGTCGTCCACGGCCGAGTCGGAGATGTCCGGCTGCGCTGCAGCCGTGGTGCCAGCCGTGGTGACCTCCCACAGGGAGACCGGCGTGGCGTACTTGCGGACCTGGCCGAGCGTGACAGCGGTGCTGTCGGCTCGAGCAGTGGCCGCGTCGAGGCTGAGCTCGGTGAGCCCCTCGATGACCTCCTCGAACTCGAAGAGGCTCGGAGCCACGTCGCCGTCGAGCACCGGGTTGCGGTGCGCCACGTCGCCGGTCTCCTGGACCGTGAGCGCCACGTCGAGCGCGGTGGTGCCCTGGTACGGCTGGTGGAACCACTCCGGCCGCGAGAGCAGCGTGTCCGGCCCGGTGAGCGGGTAGGTCACCGGGGAGACCGAGAGCTGCGAGCGAGCCGCTGCGACCTTGGCCGCGACGAACTCGAACGAGGTCTCGGCCGAGGCCCACGGCGTCACGCCAGCGGTGCCAGCGGTCGTGCCCTGGATCGCGCCCTCGGTGCCGGTCGTGATGATCGCACCCGGGAGGAAGAGAGGGACGATGCCCTCCGACAGCTGGTCGATGGCCCAGGCGTCGTAGGAGAAGTCCTGCACGTACTCCGTGCCCTTGAAGCGCGTCCCGCCGTCGGCCTGCCGACGCTCGGAGAAGTGCTCGTAGACCTGGATCGCGTTCTTGTACGCGGCCAGGCCGACCACCTGACGGAGGAAGCGGTTCGCCGTCGAGGTCGTGGCGACCGGGTCGATGACGAAGCTCGCGTCGGTGAAGAGCCGGGGGAGGAACTCGGGGTGGATCTTCTGCAGCTTCCACGAGCCCTTGAGGGTGCCGAGGTAGCCCGCGGCGTTCGCGCCCGAGATGTCGCCATCCTTGAGCAGCTTGAACGCGGACTCCGTGCCGGCGCCCTTGTCGATGAGGTAGTTGATGAACGCCAGCTCGAGAGCCGAGGTGACGAGCAGGAACCGCTCACCGTTGCCGAAGTTCGAGTCGAACCAGTTGTCGCTGAACAGCAGCGTCAGCGCGTCGACCGTGGCGAGCGGGTTGGTGGCGTCGAGCGCCATGCCCGTGATCGTGGCGAACGACGGCTGGATCTGGTTGTCGTTGTCCTCGCCGGGCTCCGCGATCCACTTGTAGTCGCGGGCGTCAGCCGTGTGGCTGATGCGGGCGGCGTCCGCGTGGAACGGGGCGACCGTGTCGGCCGCGGTGCGAGGCACGCACTTGCCGGTCATGTGACCGGAGAGCGCGGCGAACAGGCAGTACTTGTCGTGGTCGCGCAGAACCGTGGTCTGCATCTTCCGCGCCGTGTACTCCTGCGGGAGGTTCTTGATCGGCGAGTAGCGGAGCTGCTCGTCGAAGACCGTGAACCCGAAGGCACGGTGACGGCTCATCGAGTAGCGGCGCCACTCGATCGGGGGCAGACCGTTCTTCCACTCGGAGGTGAACTCCGAACCGGAGTAGTGGTCCGCACCGATGCGGCCGAGCTCGGCGTCGACGATGTAGTCGTCGACCCGGATGTCCGGCACCATGATGGACCGGGCGTCGGGGTTGGGCTTGATCTCGTTGCCCGTGAACATGCCGCTCACGGGGGACGTGATCCGAAGGATCGTTGCCAGCGCGACCTGGTAGTCGGTCAGGCTGTCCTTCTGGACTGGGGCGACCATGACACTCTCCTCTCGAGTGCTCGTGCGCCAGGCTGTCTGGCGCTGGCGTGACCTACTGTGTCGGAACCACGGCGAGCTGTGGGGAACTGGTTGCAGGAGTTGCCCCGTTCGAGCCAGATGGCGCCCTAGTCACACCTAGCTTTTCGAGAAGCAGCCGGTTGATCTCAGCCTGATCGGTCAGCTGAGACTGGATCTGCGTCATCATCTCGCCCTGGCCGGCGCTGCTCTCGGCCAGCTGGGTGACCATGGCGCCGATGCCAGCTTCGAGTCGGGCGGCCTTCTCGATGTCGGCCTTGACCTGCTCCTCGCTGGGCGTGCCGCTGAAGAGCTTGGAGATCTCACCGGCGTGCTTGCTGCCGGAGAGCTCGATCTGCTTGGCGACGATGTACTGGATGGCGGCCGAGGACTGAGCGATGAGCTCCTGGTTCTGCGTCTGCGCGATGGCACCCATGGACTGCCCGAGCGTGACGAACAGCTGGTTCAGCACGCGCATCTGCTTCTCGTCCTCCATCTCGACGAGCGAGCCAGGGACGCACCGGACGTTGTAGACCGTCGCCATCTCCTTGAGGTCGATGCCGGTGAGGAAGCCGTCGGCATCGAACATCTCGACGGGGATGCCCGCAGAGACCAGAGCCTGCCGGGCATCCGCCGACGGCTTGATCTTCGTCTCGGTCTTCATCTCCTGGAAGAAGACGGTCAGCGCGTACGAGCAGTACTTCGAGAAGAAGAACTCGACGGCCTTCTGGTAGTTGTTCGTGGTGATGTCCACCATGGACTGCTGGGCCTCGACGCCCTGCGGGGTGGCGCTCATCCCGTTGCCCGCAGCCGCGGCCATCTGCTGATCCGCGGCGCCGACCAGGTTCACCATCGCGCCCTGGTTCTGCTCGCTGATCTGCCCGTACTGCAGCAGCGTCTGCGTGCTCACCTCGAACGCCTCGATCTTGGCGTTCGGGTTCGGGATGTTGGTGTACTTCCCCGGGCTCATGTTGGGCACACCGTTGAGCCCGGTGCCGTAGCCGATCAGCGTCGGGTTGATGTTCCGGTACCAGAGCTTCATGGCCCCGTTCAGCATCAGGTCCTGGAACTCCTGACGCCCGAACACCAGGGAGATCTGGCTCTTGCCGAGCGGCTGCTGCGAGTCCTTCTCGAGGACGAGCAGCTGCACCGGCACCCGCTTGAGCGGGTCCTTGTTCTTCTCGATGCGGACCAGCATCTTCGTGGTCGCCTCGAACGTGAGGAACGGATCACCGGAGCGGGAGTACCAGGTGATGAGCTCGTAGCCATCCGGGATGGTGTGGTGCTTCTTGTCCTGGTGGGCCACCGACTCCTGCTGGCGCGAGGGCGGAGAACCCTTGGCGAGCGTGATGAGTGCGGGGATGTCCCAGCCCACCGGCTGCTGGCGGATCAGCAGCTTGATCTCACCCTTGGTCAGGTAGCGCCGCACGAAGAACTCCGGCGACTTGCGTGCGTCCTTCACACCAGGCTCGGGGAAGACGTCGCGGTAGTGCAGCGTGTCGTACTCCATGCACCAGGCGCCATCAGCCTGCTGCATCAGCACCGGCGTGACGGCGTCGAACCCGAGGGTGTACGCCGACATCACCGAGGCGAAGAGGTTCTGCTGCATCTCGTTGCTGTTGAGCTCCTCGCCGATGATCTTCGACGTGAGGATATGCCGAGCCAGGATCCCGTTCGGGGAGTCGTCGTCGAACTCGCAGATGATCTCGACGTTGGGCGTGTGCTGGACGACGTTCCGAGCCGTCCTCCGCACCATGCCCGCGATCTCGCCAGAGCTGACGTTCGGCAGGTCCGCCTTGCGGCTGACGACCTCGGCGTCGGCCATGGTCTCGTACTTCCAGTAGTTCTCCACGCGCTTGCTGTGCTCGCGCTTGTAGACCTCGAACTGGGCCGTGAGCGTCGTGGCCGCTGGCGTGAGCCCACGAGACACGAGGCTGTTGTCGCGGTAGTCGACCTCGCGCCGGACGTACCAGTCGTCGAAGTCTTCGATGGCGTCGAACTCTGACTTCACTGCCACTGGTTCAGCCTTCCTCGCTCGGACGAGATTCGCTCGCGCCTAATGGTGGCACGGCGCAGGGTCGGGTTGCTGGTGTTCACGACACGCGGGCTCAGGGCGTACGGGGTGCCGATGGTCCGCGGGGTGTTCAGACGCTGTGCCATGCCGCCGTAGTCGGCGCGCGAGGTGTAGCCCCCGCTGCCGCCGCCGTAGCCGTAGCCACTGCCGTAGCCGCCGGCCATGTTGTCGTTGAGGTCGTCGATCTTCTCGCCGATGCGGTCGATCGCGCTCTCGATCTGGTTGGCGATCTCCTCCTGGGTCGGAGGCAGCCACGACTCGTCGACCTTGACCAGGCCCCGCTGCCCCAGGTTGACGCCGCGCAGGACGTCGATGGAGTTGAGCAGCGGGTCGACACCCAGGTTGCCGGTCGTGCCGTCGTGGAAGGTCTCGAACAGGCCGAGACCGGAGACGTTCAGGCCCATGCCGGTGAGCACGGAGCGCTGCAGGCCGGTGGCGATCGGGTAGCCACCGGGCCCCATGACGTACGTCGTGTTCAGCTGGTAGTACCGCTGCGTCTGGTATGCAGGGATCCGGTCGGACCAGATGATGTCGGCCAGCCCGAGACCCTCGGGAGCGCCGTACGCCTGGCCGTAGAACTCCTCCTTGGCCCGGCTCAGTGCCTCGCTTTTGCTGAAGCGCAGGTCGAGGTACTTCTGCGTGAGCTCACCGAGGAACTGCTCCGTCAGCGCGAACCGCATCTCCTCGGGGATGAAGATGCCGGTGAGCGCGGGGTCATCGAGCGAGACCGTCCCGAGGTGCACACCACGAACCGTAGCGGCTGCACCGTCGAGCGTGAGCTCCTCGCCCCCGGCCTCGTTGTTGAAGACCGACATGACGATCTGTCCGGCCTCCTCCTGCGTCAGCTCGTCGGAATCGACCTCTCGCGTCTTCGGCACCATGTTGGTCCGGATGAACGAGCTGTCGTTCATGATGAGCGACGCGACGTGCGCGAAGATCGGGCGGTTCTCCCCGAGCCCGTGCAGGAAGGCGTCGACGTCGTTGCGGTTCAGGTAGCCCTGCCGCACCAGCCCGGTCTCCGGGTCGACGAAGTCGGTCAGCGCGTTGGTCGGACGCGGGTTGCCCAGCGCGTCGACCTGCACTGTGCCGGCCGAGTCCACCAGCGGGATCTTGTACGGGTCGCGGTCGTACTCGTCCGCGGCCTGGTACACCATGCTGGCGAACGAGGACTCGAACAGCATCGACTCGAGCGTGCCGAGCGCGGTCCACATCAGCACGCTGGCCCGAGACGATGCCTCGATGCTCTCGTCCTGCGACTCCGCCTCGGCTGCCGTGGTGAGCTCGTTGGCGAGCATCCACGAGTTCTGCACCGTGTCGACGTTCAGCAGCGGCATGTTGCCGAGTGCGTCGGCGAACCCGTAGTAGACCTGCCGGATGTCACCGGTCTCGAAGAACCGGGCGACACCCATGGCCGGGCTGACGAACGGGCGGATGAGCCAGCTCGGGACGCCCATGCCTGCAGGGAGCAGGTCGGAGAACCACGCCTCCGCGTTGCGGAAGTCGTTCTCGAGCGCCATCGGGTCCTTCGCCACCATCGGCTTCTGGTAGCGCCGGAGCTTGTTGAGCAGCTTCTCCTCCTCGTCGTCCCCGCCGAAGCCGAGAGACGAGAGCACCATGCCGAGGATCATCAGCTGCGAGTGGCTGACACCGGAGCGGATGATCGCGCGGGTCAGGTCGTAGGAGTCCTCGATCCGGGCCTGTGCCGAGACCTCGACGTCCACGCCGTCCTCGAGCCCAGCGATGCGGCTCTTGAGCCCACCGGGACGGCGGGTGCGGTCGGACAGCAGCTGCGTGATGACTGCGTGCGGCGCCTGCAGACCGAACATGTTGATGATCGTGTTCGACCGGAACCGGAAGAACATGGTCGGCATCCGCAGCAGCAGCACACCGAGGGCGTTCATGCCGAGCACGCCGCTCCCGATGACGCCCTCGACGGCTCGCCGGCGCATGATCTCGAGCAGGTTGTCCTGCAGGTTCCGCCGGTACTCGATCCTCGAGAAGCCGTGCGCGACAGCGTCGGCGGAGATCTCAGCGAGTGACTCCACGTTGACACCAGCGATCTCGAGGAAGCGCTCGATCGTGATGTTCCGGTCGACGGAGAACTTGCTCGCCGAGTCCCATGCAGCCTCGAGGAACGTGTTCGCCAGCACCTTCGCCCGCGTGCCCCACGTCGGGTCGTTGATGGCACCGGTGAGCCGGTTCGCCTTGTGCTGCAGCCACGCCTCGGTCTTCGAGTCCGCACCCTGCAGCTGCTGGTAGTTCGTGTTCCGGTACACCAGCGAGTAGAACTGCGGGCTGTCAGCGAGGCGCTCGACGGTGTCGTGCCACAGCTGGCGCTGCTCCTTCGTGAAGCCCTGGTGACCCAGGCTCTCGCCGGAGAGGAACGAGACCATGTTCTCCTGGCCGCCCTTGATGCCGAGCTCGATGAACGCACCGATGTGCAGCCCCGGGTTGAGCATCGTCTTGAGCACATACCCGAGCTGGACGTAGCGCATCACCACGTTGCTGCGGGCCAGGTCTTCACGGACCTGAGCACCGCGCCGGGCCTCCGCCCGTGGGCTCTGACGCTTCCGGCGCAGCCCGCGCCCAGCTTCCCAGGTGGTCATGCGCGCCTCGACGATGGCGCGTGCCGTCTGCGGCAGCTCCTCGAGCATCCACTCTGCCGTGGTGAGCTCGGCCGGCTCGACCGCCAGACCCTCCTGGACGATCGGGTTGTCGAAGGCGTTCCGCAGGATCGGGCTCGCCACGATCATGCCGGAGTGCGAGCGGACCAGTGCGAGAGTGCTGGCGAGACGGCTGTTGGTCGTGGCGGGCAGGCCCTTCACGTCCTTGCGGTACTCGTACAGCAGGCCGTCGACGATGTTGGTCACGGCCGGGTAGCCCCGCATGCCGGTCGCGTCGCTGAACGCCTCGCTCAGCATCGCGTCGACCCACTCGTCCCAGGCACCGAGCGGGCGCTTGGAGCCGTTGCCCGCGGTCAGCGGGTAGCCGACCTCGCGCAGCCGGTTCAGCGCTGCACGAGAGACGACGTTGACCGCACCACCGTGCGTCGGCATGTCGCCGCGCTCGGCGTTGGTCAGGATCAGCTTGAGTCCGGCCATCGCCTCGCGGTACGTCATGTACTCGTCCTCGCCCTTCGCAGTGGCGGGGCGTGCGACGACGGACCGGAGCATCTCGGTCAGGTACAGCGAGTCGGTCGGCTTGAGCCGCAGCGCGTAGAGCGTGCGGGTGAACGCC